TCCATGTTGTTGCCGGATTCATCAAGTCCACGCATGGTATCGAGTTTATCTAAGATAGCAGAGATCGCCGCAGCATCTGCAGCAGTCCAATAAAAGCCGATCAGCCTTACACGACTGTTAGCGGCCAAACCCATGACTATACTCTTGCTGTCAACAGCAGCTGATACGTTCTCAAGTCTCAGTGTAGTGATGCTTGAGAAGTCATCGTTAGCTACAGTGAAGTCGTTGATCGCCGTCTGGTTCCGGATCGTGAGGTTCGTAATCGTGTCAGGCAGATGGAGCGTTTTCAGGATACCGCCGTTCGGCAGCGTGATACTTGTGATGGATGTGCCTTCAAAATACACGTGCTCGATGTTTGTACAGCCGGAGATGTCGACAGCCTGAGCAAGAGCCACACAGTTTCGGACGTCAAGTGTTCCGAGCAGGACGTTGTTGCCAAGGTACAATTCAGTCAGATTACCATTCTGATAGTTGCCGCCTTCGCCAAGCTTTAATGACTGGAGCTTCGTTGCGTTGGTGAAGTCTGCATAACCGACCATCAAGCCTGAGAGATCTCCTACACTCTTCAGCTGACTCGCTGAATAGATATAGATTTCAGTATCATTGACATTGTCCAACGGGCATACCAGCTCATACGCCTGGTTCCTCGCCGCTCTGGTCTGCACCAGGTAAGAGCCGTATTTGATCGAAGCATATATGTCAGCATATGGTGTGACGGTGATATTCGCCTTGGCATACCCACGGACAGTGATGACATCAGTCAGAGCATCGCCGGCATTGTATTTCGAGTCGATATATCTGAACCTGTTGTACAGCCACCACTTCCGCTGTTCTTCCTTGGATCCCTGAGCCATGCTGAGGTATGAGCTGTTGTTATCCTCGATCAGCGGGTCGATATACTTGTAGAAGGCATCCTCATTGAAGATGGCCTCAGGCCATTTATCCTGATGCGTCTCGAACATTTCCTCGACCTTGCTGTAAGAAAGCTTCCCGGTGGAGCGCAGAGTCTGATACATACTCTGCAGCTCATCACCGAAACACGCTCTGAGGTTAGTCCACAGCACGGAATCCTGACCGTTGTATACGTCCGCTCCACCTTCCGTCTGGTCGATGTCTTCTAAGTTATATGAGAATACCAGCGCACCTTCGTTATTGATACCGATAGCGGTATCCATATCGTATGGCAGAAATACTATTTTTTTGCTCATAGATCAGACCTCCGATCCCATGAATGACGGGAACATGTTCTTTGCGCGGGAGTCGACCATGAGGAAGAGCTCCGTGAAGAGATAATAGAATTCAGCGCTTTCCAGTTCGACCCAGTCTCCGAGCTCAGCCTTGAACTTGGCAAGTCTGTATTCCGATGTATCGTTGCTGTACGTCACTCCGTCATACACCACAGAATTGCTCAGGGCATTGCCGGTGGCTGCTGTGGTGTCGGTTGAGACGATCCACTTAGCGAAGGCTTTCAGCTGTGCGTTGTTCGTATATGCCGGGTCAGTATCCGGGTATCTGGCCTCGAAGTCGCTGAGCCAGGCTGTACCGGTGTAGTCATCAGACTTCCATACGACACGGCTCGATGTGTTGTTCAGAATCTCCCAGGACTCATCACCTTCCTGGAATCCGAAGACATCTTCCGTTGACTTGTCATTGTTGAAATTGTACTTTCCTACAAAGGACACTGTAGTGCCGTCATCCCAGAAAATGACGATAGGGAAACCGTCAATGCCTTGTCTGATACGCGCGTCCTCCTGCTGTGCCGGAGTCTCGTACGGGCATGCGTCGTTGTACAGTCTTACGAGCTCCACATTGTTGGCACCTTCGGATGATGCTACGTCCGCTTTGAAACAGAACGTATTGACCGGAATGCTGTCGCTTCTCAGTTTATACTTTGCTGTTGCTGTAGAGTCTCCGTTCATAACGAAGCCGTTCTTAAACTTAGCTTTGTAGTTTTTTCTCGCGTAGTATTGCGAGGAAGTACCCTGAACGTCAAACTGTGCATCGGTAAAGGTAAAGCTGTTAGCCTCGTTGACAGGGTCAACATAATATCCACTGACTGTCTTCTTGTCACCCTTGTACTGAGGCAGCTCCGGAGCCTGAAGTACCATGTACGGCAGATCATGAGGGAGCTTCTCAATAACGATCTGACCATAAGCGTCGTAGACATTGTTCCTGTTGTATCTATCAAGCATGTCATCGATACTCTGGGAATCTGCGATCCAGTTATCCAGCAGCTGATACCTTGTCAGGTCGTTGTCATAGACCCTGATATTGTAGATGTCAGTTGTGCAGCTGTTGGAACCGATACTGATATACGCAGGTGTCGCCTGTGAGAAGTCATCATCGTCCGGGTAACGGATGACACCGGACATAATGCCGTTGATATAGCAGTATATGAGCCTCTGTTCAGTACGCTTTTCTACTACGAAGGCAATGCGTACATGCTCATCGTCTTTGAACTGTGTGCTGATTTCTGACTGTTCTGATGTGAGTCTAGCCAGCTGCGGGGTAATCTTCAGCCCGCGGTCGTCAGACAGACACGACATGATCGTCGCGTCATAGTTCATGACGTTCTTCGTAGCGAGCTCTACCTCGATGGTCTTGCCCGTCGTACGGAAGTCCGTGGCGAAGATGCGGTACGGAATGGTGACTCTTGCGTCACCTGCTACACGCAGCACTGTCTCGCCTTCCGCATCCATCTGCCAGCCGTCAGAGGTCCAGTTAAAGCTGTCGAGCTGTGCCTGGATGTTCTCATAGCGCCAGATAGATCTGTTCGTCTCACTGTTAGACCTTCCTTTGCTGGTCAGGTACAGTGCGAGGTTCTGTGTCTCCGCCTCAACGTCGATGTCGCTTTCAGTAACGGTCAGGTTGATCGTCAGTGTAGTAGTAGAGCTTCCGCTTCCTGCTACGATGCGGATGACCTGCCCGCCGATGGTATCGACGCGATAGTTGAATGTCTGCTTCGTACGGTCAGCGGTAAGATCAGCGACCTCGTCACCGGTGACGTAAATCTTCACAGGTGTGGTGAGCGCTGACGGGTTGTACACGAAGTATCCGATCTTCAGTGAGGTATACTGAGGCACCGTTGAATCATGGAAGTCTGTGGTGATAATGACTGATGAGTTTCCTTCCTCGAGGCAAATCAGCTCGTAGTACAGTGTGTTGGACGTTACTGTGCTGCCATTCACTGATGCGGTGAAGTAGCACTCAAACGTATGCATGCCATGCGTCTGAGCCGGAATCGTGAACGTCTGCTGACGTCCTGATGTAGTTACCTCGGTAACGCCTATCTGACTGCCGTCGATCTTGAAGTATACGGTCTTTGTCAGATTGCCGACAGGAGTGTAGGCGAATTGGACCGCACCGGTGTATGGGACAGACGCGTCGAAGCTCGATGTAACGTACAGATTCACTACGATAACTGTAAAGGACACTGTTCTCGTATTGCCGTATACGTCCGTAACTCTAAGCTTGACTATGTTCGTTCCGGCACCCAGATATGGTGCAACATTGATGGTTATCGTGCCCTGTGCTATATCCTGTGTCACCTTTGTTGAGCTGCCGACGAGGACCTTGAGAGTACCCGGTCCGGTTGACGAGCCGGTTTCCACTGAAGACCAGTTGATCGACAGGTAGCAGTCGTCGGATGCTGTTATCGTGCTTGAGTTCCAGCCGGTGTTGTTTGTAACTGTAAGTATTGCGTTATTGCCTCCGCTGCCTCCGCCACTGCTGGCGAACGGTCCGATAGGACCTGCTACGATCTCTCCGTCTGATGTCAGGTACAGATACCCGTCTTCCTCATATGCGTCATCGATCTTTTCAAGGATCGTTGCTTTCATCTGAGCAACATCGTCCTGTATCTCATGATATGACTGTATATCCTCTCGGAGTTCGGCAATCTCGGCCAGATACTGTTCGATCTGAGCGATGATCTCCGGATCGTCCGGGATGTTGCTTCCGTTTGGTTCAATACCAGGCAGGACAGTACCGCAGTAATAAGTCGTGTTGTATTCTTTAATTACCTCATTTCCGTCCAATAATCTGGCACAGATTGAAAATGGTACCGTCCCCGCACTGGCGCATACCTTGTGACTGATAGGCCAGTCGAACGTGATCTCATCTTCTTTTGTAACTACATTATCCGCAAGCGCTGAATCTGTCTCTCCGGCGGCAGTCCTGTAGTTGATGCGGATCAGAAAATCAGTCAGATCATTACCATCGACATATCTGGGCATCCTGAAATGTTTCGTTTCAACATCGCGATCGTTGTACACACCCAGCACATTTTCGCCAGATGGTACTGTCATAGTTCTCAGGTCGCTATTAATAATAATGTATTCCCTAGACGCCCTCCTTTACGGTTCGATGCCGGGCAAAACTTTACCTGCCCAATATGTCGTATTGAATTCTTTGATTACCCTGTCGTCATTCAGAAGGGTAAAACATAATTGTACAAGAGCGGTTCCAATCGCTGAACACACTGAATGGGGAACCGTCCACTGAAAGGTAATGTACTCGTTGTCAGCCTGCACGTTCTCTGCGTAGGAAGAGTCCACAACACCTTCAGGAGTACGGAAGTTGACTTTTGCAGTGAAGTCAGCCAGGTCTAGGCTTTCATAATATCGGGGAACCTTGAAATACTTGACCTCGATATCCCGATCGTTGTACACACCTAGTACCTCTTCCCCAGCCGGAATCGTCATGGTCCTCCGCTCGATATCTACTGTAATGTATCGGATATCAGTCATCGCCATGTCCCTCGCCCTCGGAATAATAATTCATCGTACTGACTCCGAGGCAGGACCCAAGCAGTGTGGCAAGTGCGAGCACCGTAGTCTTGATCTGTTCAACATACGGCAGGCCCCATGCGTCACCAACGACCGCGTAGAAAGCGCCAAGCGCCGGGAGTACGATTAACGAGATCCACTTCAGAATGTCATAAGTCTTATTTGAGAATTTCATAACGGTATCCTCCTTACAGAAAATCATGTTCCTTTTCGGCTTTCCGATAGCAGTCTTTAATATGTTCAATAGAAAGTGTGGCTTTATTGTTTTTGAACCCTGGATGGGAAGCACAGTATCTTTCATATTCGTCAATGTCCGACAGGATCATGTCGAATGATTCCTTACTGTGACGCTGATCACGAAGCAGCTCTTCGTTGAAGTTTATGACATGCCGTCTTGCATCTACGGCGCTTCGTTCTGCGTTCTGGTTCTCCATCTGATCCACTTTGGTACGGAGTTTATCCACATCGTTCCTTACCTCCTGCACTGCGCTCAGAATGTCTTTGTTCGATGCCTTCCGCTGTGTCAGCCAAGTCCAGAATCCGGTGGATCCGAATATGGCTGTAATCACAGCGGCAATTAACTCCCATGGTAGTCTATCCATCTATCGCTTCCCTCACTTTCTGAATGATTGCTTCGAGTTCTTTAACTCTTTCTCTGAGCTCGTCCGCTTCATTCTCAGAGGGCTTTTCTTCTTCGACAGGATTCTCTTCGACCGGTTCCTGTTCAGGCTCCTGTGCCTTATAACAAGCCAGAGCAAGCACGTTTGGAATCTTCCTTCCGGTATGCTGGATCTTCCGTCCGATATAGATCATCTGAGCTGATCCGCCGCCATCCAGGATGAACCCTTCATAAGCTCCGACAGCCTTCATCAGGTTTGCTACGGTCTGCGGAATGCAGTCGTCTATAGAATTGATGAGGATCCACGTGCCGTCTTTCAGCATGCATGCTGCAGACTGCTTTGTGCTGGTCAGTTCTTTATTTGTATAGCACTTGGAGATCTCATTGATCTCTTTGCCCTCATGGAACCGAATGCTGTACGGGCTGAGTGCGAAGTTCAGCTCATGCTTTGACAGATGGAAACTTGTCGCTCTGCACCATCTGCAGCGTCCGGATTTGTACTGATAGAAGACCAGCAGATCAGGATTATATGCAGGGAGCTCCAGTGCCTGAGAATTAACGCCATCTCCGACAGAATACTCAGCGCCGTAATGTGTTCCGTAGATATCCTTCCTCGCCATCTCAAAGTAATTGCAGTTGATCATGCCGAGGATCAGCATCTGACTGCTGTCGAACTTCGTGATCTCCTGCAGTGCCTGCGCAGCAGGAGTGCCAGGCGCAGACATTACATAAACCTGTTTGTAATTGCCATAACCTTTGATGAGCTCAAACTTCACGCCCTCAAACGTGATGGTATTCAGTCCGATTCCAAGCTCCATAGCACCTCCCATAAGAGCGTTCGCCCTGTTTACTATCTCCGGCATCATCTTCTCCATATATGGCCCCGGGCATGCTGTAGCAGCGAACCATTTATGCAGTGTGACATTGCCTGTTGTATCTCCTGTGTATATAAGCGACTGGATGCCGTTGCGCTGTGCGATATCCGCCATCAGCCTGATCAGTGCGTCCATGGCTTTTGCTGAGATCATCCAGTCAGGACCGAAGGTGCTGTTCTCTACCTCCATGGTCACTGCCTGGTTGTCATTCAGCGCACTGCCGGAAGTCCATGCTCTACGGTTTTCCTTAACATACTGCACGATGGTCCCGTCAGAGAATATGCCGTAGTTTGCAGATCCTCTCCCCTGTTGCATGATGTTGAACAGTATGTCCGGAGTCAGCTTGCCGGCCATATGATGAGGAGTGATCCTGCGGTTGACCTTGTTTGATATCTCCGAGTAAGTCTTCGTCCACATGCACTTGCTGACCAGCTCACTGTCGGCAAGCTCGTACTGTCCGGTTCTCGGATTTACTGCACCGACCATATCAGGCGATCCTTACCCAGCACTTGCGGCTTCCCGCCCATGTGTTGGAGTTGATCTCAAGCTGGATGGTCGCTTCTGTGGCACGTACGATCAGAAGGGTTACCACCCCTTTTGAACCGATAGTTCCGTCATTGTCGTGTACGTAGTAACCGCTGCCGCTTGTCCTGGCGATCAGCTCGCCTTTGGTAACACCGCACCCCGCATAGACAGACTGTACACAAATGGCATATATAGCACCTTCGATCGCGTTGAAGCTCCAGTATCCACCGCTGCTCTGAGCCTCGTTTGTAGCACCGGACACGGCGAGCTTTTTGCCGGTTCCTTGAACGATCAGCCCTGCAGCAGAGGTAAATGTCACGCTGGAATCTACGTCAGCAGCTGTCGCATCGCCGAAGACTGTAGCAGCAGCCTGCACGTAGGATGCATTGCTGTACTTACCGGTATTCGGCACTCTCATGCGGATATTCGCACCATTCTTATCCACGACCCTGGCATTCACGGCCTGTCCGCTGTAGTCCTGCATAGTGCCGCTGACCTTGAATCCTGCGGCGCTCGTCATGTTCTTGTCTGCCACCAGATCACTGGCCACGGCATTGCCGAAGTCACTGAAGGGGATCGTCAGACGGGATGATGTGTCATAGCATGCCCGTTCCGGTACGATGACAGGTACATTGCTCCCAGCAGCGCTCTCAGCTACTGATGCTTCTACTGTCTTGCCCTGGTTGTCATTCATCGTTCCTTCGGTCAGCTGACCACTGGAAGCTACGAAGAAGGTACCTCTCAGAACATTGAGTGCAGCAGTCGCTGCAGCTCTCAGGCGGCTCTTAGGTACTCCGCCGCCACCATTAACCAGCAGTCCCATTATTTCCACCCCATATACCGGATCTCCACCGGAATATCGATCGCTGGTCTGTCTTCCATGCAGGCAAAGGTCATAGAACCATCAGCCTGGCTGACCAGATAGATACCTCCCAGGTCATACCATGCCTGCCGCTGTTCGTCTGTTGCAGATCTTGCAATACTCATGATCTGCTGTGTCTCACGTCCCGTATCGGTATCCACCTTGATCCTTGCGTCCGTGATCGTGTACTGCTTGGAAGCAGTCCAGCTCGACGCAGCAAGCGTCACGGTAGCGTAGGAAGACATAATGTTTTGGTTAATGCCGTTGATCACAGAGGCATTGATGATATCGCCTTCCTGCACATAGTCAGTTTCATCAGTGAGGACTGTATAAGCGCCCTCAGTAGTCAGAGTGTACTTGCGGTTACCCGTAATTACATCGTCTTGATAGTC